TGGCGGTGCATTAGATACTAATGGTAATGCAATTAATAACGCATCTGGCAACTTAGTTTTACAATCCGCTGGAACTACAGCAATCAATCAAGCTAATATTACAACACTACAACTAGGATCATCTAGCACGTATACGCTTCCAGGATCAGACGGATCAAGTGGACAAGTACTTTCTACTAATGGTACTGGACAGTTGAGCTTTACTACATTATCTTCAAGTGTTGGCTTTTTTGAATTAGGTGAAGTAGTAATAGCAAGCAATTCATCAGGATTTAACTTCTCTCAAATATACATGCCAGCAATGACTATGTTTAAAGTTGATAACGATGCGGCAAGTGCATATCTGTTTGCTCCACACTACAGTGGCAATAATCCAACAATTTATCTTATAAGTGGACACACTTATGCGTTTGACTTATCTAGTATTGGCGGACATCCTTTTGAAATACAAGATAGTACCGGTAGTCCATACAACACAGGATTAACACATGTTTCTAGTGCAGGTGCAGTAACAACTGGATCTAATGCACAAGGACAAGCAGGCGATGGAGTATTGTATTGGACAGTACCTGAAGCAGTAAATAGTCCACCTAATTATAGATATCAGTGTACATCACATGCGGCAATGGTTGGCGCAATTACTATTAAAGATCTATCTAGTCTCTAAGTAAAGTTTTTAATTGCCAGCGAATAGCGGCAGAGATTTCAATGTTCTCGCGAACTGCCTTTGGACTGGCTTTTGCAGTCATATTAGGACTATGTGCATCATTGATGAGTTTGATTTGTTCTTCAAGCGTAATAAGTAATTTGTCAACTTCTCTACGTGTTGCTGGTATTTTGATCTTAGATGCTTTAGTTTTAAAGTCCATCATTTCTTGTTGATATAATTCAATACGTTTAATATCAAACATCAGCATTACCAATATTATCAGCAGGAATAACTATAAAGTTATCATCTGGACGTTCACCGTTACTTGTTTGTGTAATACTAGCACCAGCAGTAAGACTTTCAATACTAACAGGCATCATTGGCGGAACATGGAATACATTTCCTTCACCGCAGTCTTTTTCATATAGCTTTCCGTCAGCTGTATCAATCCAACGAATACGAAATGTTCCGTTATTTACGAACAAACTTTTTTCAGTTTCTTTTTGAAATGCTAGTGGAGTTTTTACTGATGGATTTTCAAATGCTAAAATTTTAGAACAGTAGTCCTTTGTTATAGCCCAAACAATTTCATAACCATAGTTAGTCTGTTTAACGTTATCTTTTGCCATTCTTCTTCCTAATTAATTAAGTCTATCACTTGAAATACTGTTTTTAGTTTAGTAATATTACTTCGTTTGTTTAATGTGTTTTGCAAACCGCTATGTAGTGGACGAGGCCATTTTGTAAAACTACACCATGCGTACCCATCATGTTCTGTATTTAATACAGGAATAAATTCTTCTGGGATAACACACAAATATGTATGAAAATGAAAGTGTTCATCGTTACTTACAAAGGTTTCTAATGGAATTGTTTTCTTTATATCAACATCGCCTATTTCTTCAGAAATCTCTCGACGAAGTCCCTCCCAAGGAGTTTCAGCACCTTCATTTGTACCTCCAACTAATCCCCAAACGTTATTACGCTTGTTGTTAGCACGGTGCAAAAATAAAAATCTTTTGGTGTTTAGTGCGTAAAATAAGGCACCACTACAAACAATCTCTTTCATACTAATATTTACATTAGTAATTGATTCTCCAGGTGCCATCTGGATACTCGCCTTCGTAGCTCATTATCCATTCAGAGCCTGTCCATTTGTATTGTGTACTTGTGTTTAAGTTAGTAGTATATGTATCTGCAGAAGCAGTAGCGGCATCAAAGACTCTAGTCCACTTTAAACCGTCCCATTCAACTATATCATTTGCACTTGCTGAAAAGTCTGTACCATCTGCATTTTTCCATGCATCAGGACCATCTACATCTAAGTATAGTTCATATTCAACTACATCACCTATTTCTAACATGCCGTTAAATTTAATAATATAAGTGTCAGTTGAGGTCACAGATGAGTCGCTATCCATAGCTGATGCTGATACTTCTGTGCCGTTTACAAATACTTTTAATCCAGTTACATCATACGATAAATGCTTAGTGTCGTGAGTTAGAACTTTGTTAGTTGTAGTAAAGCGTCCTCTTTGAACATGTCCTATATTACCTAATAGTAATATTCTTGGATTAGTACTTAGACCGAAATCTGTTGGATTTTTCTTAGATGGATCAATAATATAGTCAATTGATGTTCTACCTTCGATATACGTATCGTCTGGAAGTGTGTCTGCATCAATGTTTACCATTAGCTCAGTTTCGTCGGTAGTGTTAATTGCTACAGTACCAATTATCTCAAAGCCGTTCGAACGTTGTAGTCTAAGCTCAGTGATACCTGATTCAAATTCAAACGGTAAAGAGTTCAAATACCCAGTCCAAGTTTCGCCTCCAACGATAGCATTCTTAGCAATTAGTTTTGCAACATTGTTCATGAACAATAAGTCATAGTTGTTATGGCTAGTAGTAACAAGTGTAGTTTCTGTTGTAAGAGCTTCTCTCTTACCAGTTAGTTTATTAGTTGTTGTTTCGTCAACAATGTGTGCTTCTTTCATTAAACTTTGTGCATATGCACTATCATCTACGTTAATTTCTAAACCATCGTCGGCAAACATTGCTGTAATGATATTTGTAATAACACCTAACTTTTTAACTTTAGCAGGTGGACTAATATAAATTGGCATCTCAAAAGTAATAGTTGCAATGTCAATTTCATTTTCAGTTCCTGTTGGAATACTTCTTGAACTAAAGTTAATATCTGTCATATTAATGACACTCAAACTAGTCCAGTCTATATAGTTGTCTGTGCTTTGTATTTCTAAGCTAGGGTTGAACAGCATTAGTATCTGTTCTAATAATTGTAACTTTTGATCAGTGTTTGTAGTCCATACATCAACATTAACTGTAAGTGTATATGGCGTAGGCATTAATCTTTCAACAGTGTAATTCTTGCCTTCTGCCTTTAAATACTCATTTCCACTGTCATCGTATGCACGTTCTCTAATATTAAGTTTGTTAATATAACTTGAGTCAGCAAGTCTAGTAGTATCCATAGCAAGCCCAGTAATATATACTGCCATCCTTGGAGCACTAGGAATTTTGTTCTCACTGTTGTCACGTATAATGCTACCAACTTGGCGTGTAAGATCGCCATACATTACTGGAACCTTTACAAGATTGTCTTTAGCATCTTTATATCCAAACTCTCCGAGTAAACGAATTACTTGTGTAATGTACCGTCTAATTTGCTTATCATAAAAATGTTGCATTAATTATCTGCCTTAGGTTTAAGGACTTCTGAAAGTCCTTGCTTCTCATTAAATGTCTCACCAGCAACTGTGGTTGTGTTACTATTATTAACAAATGAGCCTTTTTGGTTGTTCGCAGTGTCTGCTCCGTAAAGGTCTGCACGTTTAACATCTTGTACTTTATTCCATCTGTTGGCTTTGTATTTAAAAAGTCTGTTAGGCATAAAGTCAGTTCTCATAAAGTAATCACCATCTTGTGGACTTGACGGAAATGCTATGCCATGCCCAAATGGTTCACCATTAGGTGCAATATTTCCACCAATGATATAGCCTTTATATCCTGGACGGTCTGGCGGTGCCATTTCTTTTAAATTATCTGTACCTTCAGTTTCAGTAAGCTCAGTTTCACCACTGTCGTTAGTTTGCAATGTGTAAAAATGACTAGTGTCATATCCACTTTGCTGTACTTCTGCTGTAGCTTCGTCCTTTACAGCCTTTGAAATTTGCATTTCTTTTTCATATGTAGACAGCAAATCACGCAGTGTATCGTCACTACCTTCTTCTGCTGGTAAGTCAAGTATATCTTTGTATTCTTGACCATCGTAAATCTGTTTTAGTTTTAATCTATATAAGTGCGGGTACCAAGTTTGTGAAAACCCTTCTGCGGCTCTATTAATATCTTCAATAACATAAAAACGTTTAAGTGCAATACTTGCATCATTTTCAGCATATTCATCTATCAAATGCGGAAGTTCAACTACATCCCCTGGCATAAGTTTTCGTCCAATAGTTTCTACACTGCTTTTAATATGTACAGTCATAAACAGCGTGTCATTGGATAAGAATAAACCAAACTGACTTAGGTCAAAATCAATGTCTTGTACATTATATATTGCTCTAATCCTGTATATGTCTGGATCATATTTTCTATCACGGTTTTCTAAGAAAACCATATCTTGTATTTGCGTGTGATCTTTTACGGTTGTTCCGTCATCTGTACCTGTATATTTGTATACATGTAGGTCGGTTCCGCCAACAGTAAACATCTCTAGAATCTGTTTGTCTAGAAATTCAAAGTCTTTTCCGCGTTCTGGTTTATATAAGCTAAGTCTCGGCATAACTATATTTATGCTATGATAAATACTATGACGGAGAAATAATTATATGTCTAACTTAGCAACACAAAAACAAGAAATATATGACTATGTACATGCCATGCTCGGCGGAGGTATGATTGATGTTGAGCTTGATCCTGTACATTACGAAACTGCATTAACAAAAGCACTGACTAAATTTAGACAGCGTAGTGATAATGGCGTCGAAGAATCATATATGTTTTTACCTACAGTACAAGATCAAAACGAATACACATTACCAAACGAAGTAATGGAAGTACGCAAGTTATTTCGTAGATCAATTGGATCACGCACAGGTGGTGGAGATGGCGGTACATTGTTTGAACCGTTCAACATGGCATATACAAACACATACTTACTATCAAGTTCAAACATGGGCGGACTAGCAACATATGATATGTTCAGTCAGTACCAAGAACTAGTAGGTAGAATGTTTGGTTCATTTATTGAATTTAAATGGAACTCATCTAATAAGCGTTTGACCCTATTACAACGTCCAAGAGCAGAAGAAGACCTATTACTTTACTGCTATAACTATCGTCCAGATAGTGAATTGCTATCTGACTATCTTGCAATACAGTGGATTAAAGATTACACACTAGCCGCATGTAAGTATATGTTAGGTGAAGCACGTAGTAAGTTTGCTACCATAGCAGGCCCACAAGGTGGTTCAACACTAAATGGTGATTCACTCAAAGCAGAAGCCGCACAGGAAATGGAAAAACTTGAAGAAGAAGTTAAAATGCAAGTACCTGGTGGCGTAGGCTACGGATTTACAATAGGTTAAAAATACCCCGAAGTTAACGCTAACGATTTTAGTTCCTTGTAAATACAATATGTAACAAGGAGAAGTCATGTGTTCACCAGAAGTACGTAAAGAAGCTAATCGGCTAAATTGGATTATCAAAGGCAAACTTATTGATACATCCTGGAGCGACATAGAAGTCGAAAAAACCTACCATTCATACTTTAAAAGACTTTGGGGAAATAACGAAAGTTATATTCACGAAGCTGGATTTGAAGAAGCATATGAAATTCGTGTTCAAGAACTGCTTACAGAAGAAATGAAAAATGTAGCACGTTTAGGATACGATTAAGGTTGACACACTTGCTTATATAGTATATACTGTAAAGTATATTCAATAAGGAGATATTCGTGTTACCCAAACTATTAGTCGTTGGTCATGGCCGTCACGGCAAAGATACTGTATGTGAAATGTTAGAAGCATACGGATATACATTTCAATCATCAAGTAAATTTTGTTCAGAACTTTTCATCTATAATGATCTAAAGGATCAATACGGGTACGCTAATGAGGATGAGTGCTACGTTGATCGCCATAATCATCGCACTGAATGGTACAACATGATCCACAATTACTGCAAAGATGACTTAGCAAAGCTAGGACGTAACTTATTTGCTAAACATGATATTTACTGTGGACTACGTAACAAGCGTGAATTTTTTGCAATGCAGAATGAAGAAATATTTGACTGTGCTATTTGGGTAGATAGAACAGATCATTTGCCTCTAGAAAATTACAGTTCTATGAGTATTGAACAATGGATGTGTAATTACACACTTGACAACAATGGCAGTTTAGATAGATTAGAGAAAAATGTCGAAACATTAATAAAGACAATTTTTAAAAATCGGGGACTAAGTCTCCCTGCTTCCACGCAACTCCCTCTTTTTGCATAACACGTTGACAGTTAGCACATATAGTTTTTAAGTTACTTGGACGACAGTTATTTAGATCTCCGTCTATATGAAATACATTAAATTGCTCTAAGTGTCTAGATTTAAAACCGCATTTTTGACAAACTGGTTTCTTTGTATATCCAGCTTGTTTCCATTTAGGAATTCCGTGATTGGCTCCATTGCGTAAACAACGCCCGCACATTTTTCTGTAGTACGTCTTACCGTCTTTCTTATAATTTATTGCGGCAGGTCGATGTCCGCATTTGCATAATGGTCGCATACTGTATTTAGCTCACCTTTTTGGTGCCTTTTTATATGGTATTATCTATACCTTTTCTTTCTTTGATGGTAAATACAAGTAATAAATTGACCCAATCCATAGGAGAATTAGAATGGCATTATCATCACCCGGAGTACAGGTTAGCGTAGTAAATGAGAGTTTTTACACACCCGCTGAACCAGGTACAGTTCCAGTAATATTTTGTGCAACTGCACAAGACAAAACAAATGCTTCAGGGACAGGCACAGCATTAGGTACACTAGCGGCGAACGCTGGTAAGCCATATTTAATGACTTCACAACGTGACTTAGCTGAAACATTTGGCGATCCAACTTTTAGAGTTGACGCAAACAACAATCCAGTACACGGATCAGAATTAAACGAATACGGTTTACAAGCGGCGTATTCATTCTTAGGTGTAAGCAACAGAGCATGGGTAGTAAGAGCACCGATTGACTTGGCACAGTTAGAGCCAAGATCAAG